GCATAGAACACCGCTATAAGGAGCCAGAGCATACCCGCCGCTGTCCATGGTGTATGCATGTTAGTATTGTCTCAGTTAAGGATGGTGAGGACTTTTACTTCTACTGCCAGAATCCTCGGTGTGACGTTGAACGGATCTATGGTGATAATGCTGTAATGACTAGCGGACATAGTCTTGTAAAACAGGAAGGATAATGGGCATAGAACACCGCATGAAAGATGAGACTAATGATAGCTTTTGGAAGTGTCCGTTCTGTAATGCTGTATCTGAACTACTTCCTGAGTTTCCTAAAGGTAAGCGGTTAAAGTGTTTAGAATGTGAACAAAAGTGTTGTCCTCATGATAATCCTGCTACATGGGAAGATTTCTGGGTTTATTGTCAGAGTTTGAAGCATATCTAAATGAGTGAGGTAACCGAACGGGTCGTATGGCAACCGCAGCCTGGAAGCCAGGAGATGCTAGTTAATTGCCCTATTACGCTTATTGGTTATGGTGGTGCTCGAGGAGGAGGAAAGACCGATGGAGTTCTAGGCAAGTTCGCTATAGACCAAGAACGGTTGGGTCAGGACTTTAACGCTATATTCTTCCGTAAAGAACTACCTCAAGCTGATGACCTAATTGAACGTGCCAAGCAAATATACCTACCGCTTCGTGCTCATTGGCAGGACCAAAAGAAGCAGTTTACGTTTCCTAATGGCGCAAGATTAAGATTCCGTCCACTAGCTGATGATGCTGATGCTGAGAAGTATCAGGGGCAAAATTTGAGTCATTGTGGCATTGAAGAAGTGGGAAACTATGCCGACCCTAGTCCTATTTGGAAGCTATTTGGAGCACTTCGAGGTAAAGGCGGTGGACAGGTTATCCTTACCTTTAACCCTGGTGGCGTAGGGCATCACTGGCTTAAGGAGCTGTTTATTAAGCCAGCTCCACTAGGAAAGAAGATACTTACCAAAATGCTGCCTAACGGTAGCTCGTTTGATTATATCTATATCCCAAGCCGGATCGGAGATAACCAGATATTACTTGCTCAAGACCCTGAGTATATAAACAGATTGCACATGGTCGGTTCACCTGAGCTGGTCCGTGCGTGGCTAGAAGGAGACTTTGAAATACATGAGGGTAGTTACTTTCCAGAGTTTAGCTCGCGACACATTATACAGCCTTTTAACCAGCCTAAGCACTGGCCTAGGTATCTTGGTTACGATTGGGGTTTTCGTAGTCCTTTTGCTGCTGTCTGGGGTTCTGTCTCTTCTGGAAGAGATGATTTCGGCAATGAGGTACCTTACCCAAAAGGTTCAATAATCATTTACCGAGAAATGTCAGAGAAAGGTGTCGATAACGTAGAGCAGGCTAATAGAATTGCAGCAGCATCATCTGGGGAAAATGTTCATGCTGCAGCAGATCCTAGCATCTTCAATAACCAAGGTGGGCCTTCTATAGCCGACCAATTCCATACGGTGTTTGCAAAATATAAGATGCCAAACTTCAGACCAGCGGATAATGATAGGTTGTCGGGATGGGCACAGATAAGACAACGGTTGGTTGCCAAGCCCGCCTTGTTGTATATTACCACCAACTGTCGACAGCTTATTGAGACTATCCCTTCGATGGCAATCGACAAACGTAACCCAGAGGATCTTGATACTGCGGGAAATGACCATCTCGCAGATGCGTTAAGATATCTTTGTAAGGAACGTTTGATTGATAGCAAATGGGAACAGCCCACAGAGATTTTCAATAGAGGTCGGATAAAACTACAGGCTTATATAGACCAAATGCGCGCTAACCGAGGAAAGCCAACAATATGAGTAACAAAGGCTCTAAAAAACCTTTATTGGCTAAGTTCTCTTCAGAGTATTGGCGTTCAGAAATAACCAGAGCAGACGAACGTGCAAAAAAGTTTGTTGATTTTGGCAATGAGTCCGTCAGAGTTTACAATGCTCAAAAGCAAGTAGGTATCCTTAACGATACAGAACGTAGGCTTAACTGCTGGTGGTATTGCGTTAATACCTTGTTGCCCGCTTATTACAGTTCTACCCCAAAGGCTGAGGTTACTCTTCGCAAACGCACTGGCGGGATGATTGAAGAGCTTAGTGCTGAAATACTAGAACGTGTAATCCAATATCATCTTGAATGCGAATTCCCATTTGACCAAGTAGGTTACAATGCAGCTTTGCAGTTTCTTCTTACTGGCCGTGCTGTCCTATGGGCAAGGTATGAAGTTGAGACCGAAATAGAGCCACGACAAATAGCACTATTCAAATCGCCAGATGGGACATTGCTCGATGACAAAGGACAACCATTTACAGGACAAATTGATAAAATTGAACCCGGTACAGGAAACCTGGTACTGGCAACAATTACCGTTGAAGAAAAGGCTTATGAAAAAGCTATTCTCGATGTCGTGCATTATTCCGACTACTTTTGTTCAGATGCTCGTTCGGAAACGGAAGTAGAATGGCGTGCTCGTAGGGCATACCTAACCCGCACCAAAGCAGAAGATATGTTTGGGGAAGAAATTGCAAATCAGTTGCATTACGATTCTTTCCCAGAACGAATCCAAAAAGATTGGAACAAGGACTATGCCAAGTTCGAAGGTAAGGCAGAAGTCTTTGAGATATGGTGCAAAGAAAGCAATAAGGTTTATTGGTACACTCCAAACCTAGAAAATCCAGTATTCTATAAAACTGATGTTCCTATTCAGTTTGAAGGATTCTTCCCCTGCACGGTAATCAGTCAAAGCCAGGACCCTGATTCAGTTCTTCCTGTATCTGACTACATGCATTGTAAAGACCAGATACTTGAGATTGAACGGCTTACTACTCGTATCCATGCCGTTACTCAAGCTATCCGTACTAATGCTCTTTACGACTCAGGCCTTGGCTTGCAGGTAGAGCAACTCATGATTGGCGATCTTAAGATGATCCCAACGATGAACTGGCCGTCGTATAAGTCCAAAGGTGGGCTTGCCGCATCGGTTGAGTTCATGGATATCTCACCATTCGTTAATGCGCTACAGCAGCTTCAGGCGGCTCGACAAGCAGCATTAGACCAGCTTTATGAAACATTGAAGGTATCTGACCTGCTCCGTGGAACATCGGAACAATACAAGTCCGCTACGGCTAATAGGCTTGAAGCTCAATGGTCATCTCTTGGTCTCATCGTTCGCCAGAACATGTTTGCTAAGTTTATCTCTGATGCAATATCCAAACTTGGTACGATTGTTGCTCAAACGTTTGACCCAGATGAGATATTTGAAACGGCAGATGCAGATAGGCTTATTGGGCCAATGCTTCCTGAACCACCGCAAGATGGTTCTCAGCCACCAGATCCTGCCATGCTTATTGAAAACATTAAGCAGCAGATCATCAATCTGTACCGCAACGATGATGCCTTTAATTACAGAATTAAAGTAGCTTCTGACTCTATGGTTGCCGTGGATGCGGCTCAAGAGCAACAGGAAGGGCTTGCAATGATGCAGGCTTGCGGCGACTTCTTCAATCAAATGAGAACGCTTATTGAACAGTATCCCCCGCTTCTTGGATTCGGAATGGAACTGTTTAAGAACGTTATCCGCAGATTCAAATCCGGCAAAGAAGTGGATGGACTATTCAATAAAGCTCTTTCGCAGATTGGAGCTATCGCTCAAGCTAAAGAACAGGCAGCAATGCAACCGCCTCCTCCAGATCCTAAAACGATTGAAATGCAAGGCAGAATGCAGATTGCTCAAATGGAATCTCAAGCTAGGATTCAAGCTACTCAAATGGAAATGCAGGATGCTCATGAGAAGAACATCCTTGCAGCTCAAGAACAGCAGATGAAGACTCAACGCGAACAACTTGTAGTTAGTTTGCAAGCTCAAAAAGCACAGCTTGAAGAATACGTTGCTCAGCAAGAACTTGCGCTTAAACAACAAGAAGTTCAAGTCAAAGCCAATGCTGTTCAAGTGGACATGCTTAAAGCTCAAGCTATGGCTCAAAGCGATCAGGTAAAACATGAGATTTCTCAAGAACGCAATAGACTTGAAGGTCTACTAAAAATGCAAGAGCTTGATGCTAAACAAATGCAGTTCCGTTTGGCACAACAAGAGAAGCTTATGGAGGAACGTCGCCTTGCATCTGAACAGCAGATAGAGATGATTCGTATGCACATGGAATCTATCAAGCCATCAGGAATGATTGGAATAGGTGGGTCAAGTGGCAAAAGAAGCGGCAAAATAATTACCGATGAAAATGGCAATCCAACAGCAATTGAAGTTACGCACGAACCAGGTCCGCAAGTAAATAAAATTCATCTTGATGAGAACGGCAATCCAATGGCTATAGAGATAGGATAAGATATGGCTGATAACGTAGGATATACACCTGGTAATGGTGCTGTTGTAGCAGCAGATGATGTTAATGGAGTACTTTATCAAAGAGTAAAAGTTTCACTTGGTGATGATGGGCAAGCTGGTAGCGATCTTACTGTCGAGCTACTTGAAACATTACAAGCATTACGAATTACGCTTGATGCTATGATGAGAACATCAGGATTGCAGTTGCCGGATTCTGCCGGACGTCAAAGAGTGTTGCTCGATAGCATTACAGGTGGATTAACACTTGCCACTGTAACTACGGTATCCACCTTACAAACTGCTGGAACAGGCAACTGGAACTTAAACGAAGCTCTTCCTGCATTGATGAAACTACAAGCTGATTGCCTACGATATTATATTACAGTGAGTTAATAACATGCCAACTACAGTAAACCTTAGGAAGATTCTCGACTTAAAGCGATGGGAAATGGTATCGCCAGCACCAGTTGCAACTTTAGCTGGAGCCACTATAACTAACTGCCGACACGTTAAACAGCTTGCATTGTATAACCAAGCAGTTGGCGCACAGTATTTATATAACCCCGCTGAAGATGGTTGGGTTATATTGCCTTCTGCAGCAATGGCAGGACCTGTTGCCGCTGGTGCCGTTGGCGCATCTCATATGTATTCAACTGGCGCTACTATTGCAGCAGCATCACTTACTGCAACAGGTGGAACAACTACTACACTTGTTACTAATCAAACTCTTGCTCGCGATTTGCGTGGATTTTCAATTCATATCTTAAGTGGGCCTGGTGCTGGAGATGTTCGCACCATCGCTTCTAATACTATTGGAGCAAATGCAACAATAACAGTAACGTCAGCGTTTTCTGCTGCGCCAACAGCATTAAGTACATATCGTTTGATTACTCCTCGATGGTATTTGCTAAATCCAGGTATTCTTGCCGCTGGTCAATTCAAAGTATATGACTACGCAACAAATACATGGCAATCACTTTCAACTACCGGACTTCCTGCGACGATTGGAACAAGCGGTATGCTTGTATCAACGCCATCATGGATAGACACAGGATTTCTACAGTTTGCTACTGGAACTGCGACAAGCGGAACAGCAACAACACTTGTAAACAGTGCTAAGACATGGACGGCAAGCCAATGGGTTAACTATCAGATACGTATTGTATCGGGTACTGGTGCTGGTCAAATCAGAACTATTACAGCTAACGATGCAACATCTGTAACAGTTGCAACATGGACAACAAATCCAGATGCAACATCAGTATATAGCATCGAAGGAAACGATGATTTTCTTTATTACACAGGAAGTGCTGCCGTAGGTCTTTATCGTTATCAGATAAGCACAAATACTTGGACATTGCTTTCTCCAGTTGCAGCTCGTGCTGCTGCTCCATCTACAGGAACAAGTGGCAATTGGGTTTATGGTGTTACTGATTCAGCTTGGACAAGTGAATCAACTATCAAGAATGGAGCTAGAATTTACTCATTCCGTGGTGGCGCTGTTGGAACTTTAGACTATTACGATATTGCTGCGAATACTTGGGTGAGTGGAGTTAATTATTCTCCAGCAGGTGAGATATTCACTACTGGCTCGAAGTACGCTTACTTGACGGATAACATTTATATTCAAAAAGACGCTTCAGGCAGATGGTTTAAATACAATCTGATTACTAGCGAAATGGAAGGATGGAATACACTGTTGTATCCAAACTCAACTGGTGTTGATGGTAATACTTCTTGGGAAGTTGTTTATACAGATGGAGCAACAAAGATTTACTACATCTATATGCTTCTTAATTCGCTATCAATTACGCTTCGTCAAATGGTAGTATAATGGACAATGAACAACTTCTTATTCTTTTAACTAATAAACTCAATTCGCTTAATGAAGCGATTGCATCTGCTATACAAGCTGGCAACATTGATGCGGTAAATGCACTTAATGCTGAGGTATTAAAAGTTAAAGATAATGTAGTCGCCATTCAATCTCAGGAGTAAAATGCTTCTAACTTTGCTTTCTCCGCAAGGAAGCGGTTTAGCTTATTACGATAGAGCTGACGCATTAAGTCGGCATAAATTACTATATGATGAAGAAACTATAGCTGCTCAACTGTTAAAAGCTAGACAATCAAAAAAGCGCGCTCATCAAGTAATCAAAAAAGCTATTGAATGGAAAACGTTGTTTATTGAAAAAATAAATGGCGTTGAAACTGTTGAACAGCTTGATGCGATAGTTATCCCAACTATTAAAACAGAATCAGTAGAAACTACCGCAGCAATTTTAGCGGAAATTCAAAAAAGCAAAGAGCAAAAGCGTATTCAACTTGAGATTGCTAAACGAGAAGCGGAACTAAAAGTATTAGAATTGCAAACAGAAGCTGCGAGCAAAGAAGCCAATCTTATTGCTAGAATACAAGAACAACAACAAGCATTGGAATCTGCCAAGAATTTACAGATTCAAGTTTTAGAGCGATACCAAATGGCTATAAATGCTGCTATTGAGCTAGAACGCAAGGCTTTTGAAGAGGCTAAAATAGCAGAAGAAAAAGCAAACGAATTTAATCGTAAGCGAACTCAAAGAATCAACAGACTGAAAAGTTTAATGTGGTTGGCAGGATTGGATTTATGACAGAAAAACATAAGCTATTTCAATGGTGTCATATACAGCAAAAAGTAGTTCCAGTTGAAGAAGTTATGGTGCGAGTTCATGCAAATGCTTCGCACATGTTTATTCATGATGAAATGCCGCCAACTCGCAATCCTCTTAATCCTAAGGAAATATACACCAGCAAAAGCAAACTTCGCGCTGCATACAAAGCTGCTGGCGCAGTAGAGGTTGGTGATGCTTATGACAGGGGATACGATCCATCTAAAGAAGTTCAATATAGAGAAAGAAAGCTGTTTGAAAAGATGCAGACTAATTTTAGAGAAAGGTTAAACCATGGAAGATAATGTAGACGTTTCAGAATTAACATCTGGGTCAAAAATCAATTTGCGTGGAACATTAGAAGAAGTGTTCGATGCCAAGGAAGATCCTGTTGTTAGCGCCGCTCCCGAACATAACAATCCTGAGGTCGATGAGGAAAGTGAAGAACTGGAGGAGTCTGAGGAGGTTCAAAACGAAAATGAAAGCAAGGAATCGAAGGAGGTTGATTCATCGCCTGAACAGAAAGTAGCACTTGCTCAAGAACGGATTCCATTGGTACCGCCTGCCGATATGAATAAGCTTGAAAAAGAAGCTTATCTCAATCCTACTCCTGCCAATGCCCATATCTTGCAGCAGTACATGAATCGTCGGGCTTATGAAACTAGGACCGACTATCAGCGTAAAATGCAAGAAGTAGAGCAGCTTAGGGCTCAAACTAGCGGCATATATGACACGATTAAGCAATATGAAAATGACTATGCCAAGCAGGGTATATCACTAGGTGACATAGCTAAACGCTCTATTGCCTGGGATAAGGCTATGCAGGCAAACCCTGTGCAGACCGCCAGGGAATGGCTGGAATCGTATGGGGTCAATCTTCAGGACTTGGTAAATGGGAATGAGCAGCGGGGCGAACAGCAAGTCCCTACCCAGCAGTACCTAACACGGGAAGAAGCGGAAAGGATAGCTGATGAAAAGTTTCAGGCTATTCAGGATCAACAACAGCAAAAAGCCGTTGCCTATTATAATGAACGGGCCGTAGAATCATTTATAGCCGCTAAACCTTTATTTAAGGATCCAGAAACAGCTTCGCAGTTAGAGGCTGAGATGGCACCGATAGTACAGGCGTTGACAGGTACAGGCCGTTATAGCTCCCCAGAAGAGATCCTAGAAACTGCCTATAATTATGTCGTAGCTGGCAACCCAACCTTTTCCAGTCTCAATTCTGCGATGACTGCAAGGACGGGAATAGAAAAGAGACAAGCTGAAGTTCAAAAGGCTAAAGCTGTTTCGCGCTCCGTATCTGGCTCCGCAAGTAGCGGTACTCCCAGGCTGAACATTAAAGACATTGGGGACAACTTGCGCCGCCGTATGGGCGAATAGCATAAAGCTATTAGGTTGTCCTCTAAACACTTAAAGGACAACTAAAATGGCAAACTTAGAAGAAGCACTCGTAGCGACTTTGTTTGACCAGTCAGACAACATTGCGGATGAGGTAATGCACCACAACCCGCTTTTGCTGTCTCTGGACAAGCAAGGTCTTATCCGTAAATTTTCCGGTGGTTATGAACTCCGTAAGCCTGTTATGTACAATGACGTGGCTGTAGGAGGTTTCTACGCTGGATTCAGCTCGTTTAACCTCAACGCTATTGACGATTCCACAGCGTTCCGATTTGCAATCAAGCAGGCTTATGAGCCGATTGCTATCTCGGGTCGTGACCGTCGTGCTAACCGAGATCAGGCTATGTTGCTTGACCTCGCTGAGATGAAGATGAAGGCAGCTATCAGCCGTCTTAAGAATACCGTTTCTACATCGCTTCGTGGCGATGGAACAGGAAGCGGAGGACTTGAGTTCGATGGTATCAAGAAGGCTGTATCTTCTTCGCCATCTTCAGGAACCTATGGTCAGATCGACCGTACTTCCAACACCTTTGCTCGTAACCTTGCTGTAACTGGAGTTACTTTCAGCGCAGCAAACGTTCAAGAGCAGATCACTGATGCTATCAGTCAGATCGTCAGAGGTGATGAGCAGCCTGACCTTGGTATCATGGAACGTTCTGCATGGAAGTACCTACATAGTTCACTTACGGCTATTCAGCGTATTCAGCTCCCAGTTAAGAGCGCAACCGCTGGATTCCGTTCATTGACCTATGACGGTGTAGATTTTGTATTCGATGGTGGATACGGATCTGCGGTTCTTGAGGCTGGAAGCTGTCGTTTGCTCAATACTAAGTATTGGTCATTTGACCTAGTCCGAGGAGCCGACTTCAAGCCCCTAGCCCCTGAGATGAATAGGCCAGTAGACCAGGATGCTTTCTTCACGGTTATTATCGTGGAAGGTAACCTCTGCTGTTCTGCTCCTGCTCTTCAAGGCTATGTTGGTGCTTAATTAGAGGAGGAATAGAATATGTCACGTTCAGGAAATTTTGGAGTAAACTACAAGAAAACTTACGGTTCTGCTCCTTCAATCAATGAAGCAGTTGTTGGCGATCTTGGATCGAATGTTCATGGTGAGTGGATATTCGTTCAAGCTTCTGGCGCAGTAGCTCAATATGACTTTGTTGTCATTTCGAGCGCATACGCTGCATCATCGCTTACCACAAGCAATGCTGGCGTTACTGCTCAGTATGTTGGTGTTGCTCAAGCAGCACTTGCATCTGGTGAGTATGGCTGGGTTTGGATTGGTGGACCTGCTGGTGGTGGAGTTGGTTCCGGCATCAAGGGCAACGTATCCGCTGCTGTAACTATTGCATCGATTGTTTATACGACTGCAACTGCTGGTCAGGTATCTAATACCGCTACGACCAAGGTTCAGAACGTATCTCCAACTGCTGCAACTGCTGGCGCTGGATCTGTTGAGCTTCGTTCGTTCGGATATCTCAACGTAAACGCATAACCAATTAGCGGGGATGCTCGTATAGGTCCCCGCATTTTTTAGGAGTTATCATGGCTCTTTTAACTGATCTAATTGGTTTGGGATTGCCCCCAGAACAAGCTGTTAAAGTTGGAACTCCAACTATTGATGCTTTGCCAGTTTGGCCAGCTTCGGCTGCTCTTACTGCCACTGGTTCTACTATTACTGACGCACTTCTTCTTACGGGAAGCGTTAATAATGTTGCCACTGCAGCTGCTGGTACTGGAGTTAAACTCAATCCAAATACACCAATAGGTGCAACTGTTGTGGTCCGTAACGGTGGAGCTAATGATCTTAAGCTCTATCCAACTGGAGCATTAGATATAATCAACGGTGGTACTGGTGGAGCTGCAATTACTCTTACAACTTTGAGCAAGCAGATTGCTACATGCACTCGCGTTAGCTCAACTTTGTGGGTAACAACTGTCGCTACAGGAACATAACTAAATGGAGCTGCTTGTATAGGGCTCCGTTTTTTAGGAATTATTATGGCTCTTTTAAATGATTTAGTTGGCTTGGGAATGCCGCCAGAGCAAGCAAATAAACTTGCTGTTCCTACTATTGATGCACTTCAAATTGAACCAGTAATGGCTGCTGCGACTGCCGCAGGTTCAACTATAACTGATGCTACATTGCTGACAGGTGTTGTAAATAACGTAACAACTGTAGGGGCTGGGCAAGGCGTTAAACTTAATCCGCTAACTCCAATTGGCTATTCAATTACAGTAAGAAATGCTGGGGCAAACAATCTTACTTTGTATCCAACATCAGCCAATGATCAATTCAATGCAAATACCGCTGGCGCTGGATTAACTCTTACGACTGTTAATAAGCAAATTGCTTGCTGCTGTAGGGTTAGTTCAACTTTATGGGTAACGACAGTTCAAAATAGCGTATAGTCTAAAAAGTTATTGGTGACTTATGACAATATATTCTGGTGCTTTAGTAACTACTTGTCCAACTATCAATACGGCTGCTAGTACTACTCTTTTAGCAGCCAACCCAAATCGTAAGTTGTTGATTATTCAAAACAATTCAGCAGCCAACATTATGATTGGATTGAATAACGAAACACTTACTGGAATCGTTCCATCGGCTACTAACAAGGGATATGTGCTTCCTTCTACTGCTGGTGCTAATACGCTTGTGCTTAAAGATATGAGCTTACCTTCTGGAGCTATAACGGCGTACCAGACGAGTGGAGCTGCTATTAACACAATCGTGGTAATTGAAGGATAGTGCTATAAGTTACTTACGCATTAAGCGTATTTAACAGGAGAAATATGGCACAAATTGACTGGAACGCAATAATGAACGGTGTGACTACCGACAAAAAGCGGTATCACGGTGCAAATGTACGGTTCTTTTTTGCGTACAATGAAAACAAACAAAAAACGGCAGAGGCAGGGCGAGCTATTTTTGATGAGATTCCTAGCATCTCTATTCGCTGGCCAGGTGGCGACGAAACGGTAAGGCGTATTGAGCCACAGGATATGCAAGACTATCCCGATGCTTACAAAGCATTTATAGCTGGCTCAGAGCCAGTAGATAGTGGAACTCCACTTGCTGAGTGGCCAGCAATGAATGGTTCCGCTATGCGAGAACTGCAATATCTTGGGTTTAAAACTGTAGAGCAGCTTGCTAATGCTGATGACAATGTTCGTAGAAAACTTGGTACCCTTAGCAAGTTTATCCAAATGGCTAAGGATTGGCTTGCAGCTAGCGATAGCAGCCAAATGGAAGTTATGGCTCTTAAGCAACAGCTTGAACGGGAGCAAAAACGCACTTCTAAGCTTGAAGAGCAGCTAGAAATTCTCATTCAGCGCGTTGAAGCTAATGAAGGTACTGACCTTAGAGCAGGACGGCAATCAATCCGATTGGCAACTCAAGTAGACGATATAGATGATGATATTCAATCGGATATTGATGAAGATTCACAGCCAAAACGAAGGGGTAGACCACGTAAAATATGAGTTTACTAAGCGTAGTTACTAACGTTGCCAATGAAGCTGGATATGTTGTCGATAGTTCTATTACTAGCTCTACCGATATTACAACAAAACAGCTTAAAGCAATTGTTTCGCGGGTCAATCGAGAAATGGCTTATGCCTATCCCTGGCCCGCGATGTACGCTTCAGCTTCTATTACTATAACCGCTGGGCAGAGTACTTATGCTCTACCAGCGGCATTTTCTTGGTATCATTACGAGACATTTTGGAACAGCTCTACACGCTGGAGGATCCTTGGCCCGATGTCGCCACAGGAGTACGCAGAGCTTCGAGGATATGGGCTTAACGTAACGGTTTATCAGCGATTTCAGATTCGTGGCATTGCTCAAAATCAGTTGATGATTAGCCCAACTCCTCCGTCTCAAAACAATGGCAATGTCATAATCTTTGAATATATTGCCGAACGTAGCGTTAAGCCTAAAGATTGGGCCGCTAATACAACATATGCTACTGGCGCGTATACCTTTTATAACGGCAATTATTACCTTGCCACTACTGGTGGTATTTCAGATGGCGTAGCTCCAACGCATACTAGTGGCAGTGCTCCAGACGGCACAGTTACATGGGCTTATTACAATGGTCCATACAACGAATTTCTTGCTGATACCGACGAATCAGTTTTTAATGAAAAAACTTTAGAGCTTGGAGTTCTTGAACGGTTTGCTGAAGTACATGGCTTGGATAGCATTCAGCCAAGATTCCTTGCCAAACTAGATGAGGACTACAGCAAAAAGCAGCATAGCAAAATTATATACGCTGGCGGGCATACTCGTGCAGAGCTGTTTGCTAGAAATGGAACAGCAGTGTTTGGAACATGGACATAAGCAATGGCTAATCAACCAA